AACGAACTCTACAGGCTAAAAAGATTCAGACCGGGCACTTGGGATTTGAATTTAGGGATTCTAAATGATTGTTGTCAAGTACTTAGGATGTACGACCAAGAGATGTACCAGTTTATCCTCGATCTAGTTAAGGACTACAATCTAACGAGAGGTGACTACATCAAAATCATGAAAAATCTCTCATCATTCATAAAGTCAATAAATAATGATTGGAGAAATGATTGGAAAAGATTGATTGACCTGGCAAGGTTTGCAGTCTACGATTTCAAGATCGACGATGATGAATATGCCGACGACTTGAAGGAATGGCTTCTGACCGATCACAATTCGAGACACTACATTGAGGGATCACAAGACAAATTTCTCGATGAATTCGAAACGTCAGTGAGAGAATTGTTGTCAAAACAGGCAAAGCAATCAGAATACACACTAGAAGGATTCCTCGAACGGCCACACTTATGGGCACTTAGTGGGTCTGCCAAAACAGAACTCGATACCAAGGAAGTCAACATCGAGGGTGAGGACATCAAACTTAGGAAAACAAAACGAGCCGTAGGGTACACACATTCAGCAAAGGACCTGCTCAGGTACATCGAGACAACACAGTCGACCAACAGTGTATTCAACAAGTACGAGGAAATTAGGAATAGGCCAGTGGTCAATTCGTCGATGGACATGTACCTGTTGATGAGTTATTTGGATGACAGGGTGTACGAGATGGTAGACCCAAAGTTTGAACAGTGTTCGCCAATCTTCAAGAGATTCGACTTCTTCAAGGACAAAATGAATCAAATCAAGGGCATTGGAAGCGGAGTCAACGTTCCACTGGACCAAAAAGGATTCGAGAGACAGACGAGTTTCGCCATGATTGAAAGAATATTTAAGGTAATTAGATCTAGGTTAGATGGTAAAGATCAGCCATTCCTGGACGAGATACTTAAACGCATCAAAAACTCGAGACTAATATACAAGGGATTAGGCACTAGAGCCGGACAACTAATCATAGATGAAAAAATCACCAATGGACTATCCTCGGGTTGGAAATGGACAGCTCTGCTGAATACCATAATAAACCTGGCCGAATTCATCACTTGTGCTAGACTCACAGGAGTAGAGTACCACAATTTGTGTGCACTCGGTGATGATACAAGAGTTAAGGTTCCCACTTTCAGGGAAGCTGAACAAGTTCTCGATTGGTATGAGAGTGCAAAAATCGAAATAAACAAGAAAGTCGCGATAGTCTCAGAAACATGCGACGAATTCTTAAGATTAGTCACAGAGAAAACATACGAAGATGAAAAACCGATAATCCAGGTCAATGGATATTCGAACAGAATGATTGCATCAATAGTTTTCGCAAAACCAAGATCCATAGAATCTAATGATTTGGAGCAAAATATAGAAGTACTAATCTCAAATTGGCTTAAGTTAATGTGTCGCTCACAAACCGATCTTTCAGATGCTATGGTCGACGACACAATGGCAACGATGAGAGCAGATAAGGGATTAGAACTTACAACGTCATTCATACACATTCCGAGGTACATGGGAGGGATGGGAGTCACACCACTGCTTACATCTGGAAAGGTGATTGTCCCACAAGACCAAAAGTTCTCAGTACCACATGCTATGGATGCAAGATTAAAACAAATCATGAACACAGTTGCTCGTGATGTGAAGAGGTCATACCACTATGTGGAACCAGATCGTGATTTTATGAATTCATTTTTCTCAGAGAATATCAACAGACAGGTAACAAATTACAAGATGGAACCAGTTATCCAGCGAAGCAAGTTGATGAAGCTCAAGCACGCTGAAGCCAAACTAAGGAGATTCACATCGGAAATATTCGACACACTGTCAAAGAAGGAAGCCTCACTGCCATACAAGCGAGGTCAATTCGTCCCAGAGAGTAAAATCCAAGCCTGTGGATTCTTCAACAATCTATACGACTCAACACCGAATGAAGATAAAGCTACATTGTTCAAGAATCCTTCCACGTACAGAAGACTATTCAATCAGTTAGGACCTGGTTTGACTCATAGGATTGTCACCAAGGGAATGATATGGTCCGATGTTAGAGATTGGAGATTCGATCAAGAATTCTTTTCTTTCATAGCAGGTCAATACTATTGCTTTTGGATTGATAAGAGACTAAATTACGACATGACACTAGAAGATGTATCCAGATACATCTCTTCAGCAGTACCAGCTATGTTGGAACAGTTGAACTTCAAAGTATTAGGTTGATAGGAGAACATTACGTTGCCTTTCGCAGCCACGTATTTCTCGTCTAAAATCCTAGACGGTCACGCTGATAAAGCGAG